AAGGCACTTATGTGTGTACAATTGACAATTATCACCGTGATCCAGACATGGTAGACTGGGCAACGAGTGAAAATCCTGCCGAACACAAGTCACATAACCTGATTGAACTTGAAAATGGTCAATATGCACTGTATCCGAACAATAGATTGCGTATTTTTGACAATAGTCTGACACCTGCAGAACCAAAAATGCCCGATTTTAAGGTTTCAACTCAATGGTATCAGGTTGAGAACAGTTATGACCGCCTTGGAATGGGTGATGAAGATGAATATCACTGGAAAACATCGCAAGAGAGGAAAATAAATAGCAATAAGGGATAGCAACCCCTCTAAAAGTTCTGTTTTTCACAAAAACAGGAGCTAAAATGGGAAATCATCATCAGGTTGACAAGGGAAATTTATTCATTGAACAAGGAATGACCCTCATTACTGAGATAGAAAGTGAAAAATACCTTACAAGAGCATCAAAAAAGAGAAAAATTGCCCAAAATGAGGAACTCTACCCAATTCCAGACGATCGTTTAGAGCGTCATTGTGGTGGTGCTCATGGTTTTGATGATTTTGTTGAAAGATGGCATGAGTAAATATAAATAAAAGCAAGAAAAACTATTGACAAATGGCAGTTCAAAGGATATCCAGAGCGTTTAAAGACATCAGTTTATCTTTTGAACCTCATCCAGTTACAAAAGATCTACAGATATTAAAAAATGAAAATGCTATTCGTAGATCTGTAAGAAATATTGTAGAAACTATCCCAACAGAAAGATTTTTTAACTCATTATTGGGTTCTGATGTAAGGGATAGTTTATTTGAATTCGTTGATTTTGGTACTGCATCTGTTATTCAAAGTCAAATTTTGGTAGCAATAGAAAATTTTGAACCAAGAGTTGAAAATGTTGTCGTTGAAGTTGATCCTCAACCAGATCAAAATTCTTTTAATGTAACTGTCATATTTGATATTATTGGTCAAGAGTTCCCAACACAAGAATATACATTCCTCCTAGAGGCAACGAGATAATAAAATGCCTTTTACAAAATTTTCAAATCTAGATTTCGATCAAATAAAAACCTCAATCAAAGATTATCTCCGTGCGAATTCAAATTTCACGGATTTTGATTTTGAAGGTTCTAATTTTTCAGTATTAATTGATACTCTGGCATATAATACTTATATAACTGCATTCAATTCTAATATGATTGTCAATGAATCCTTTTTGGATTCTGCGACTCTTAGACAAAATGTTGTTTCTCTTGCCAGAAATATTGGATATGTTCCACGTTCTAGAACATCGGCAAAGGCAAAAATATCTTTTGATGTAGATGTTGAAGGTTTGACAAATGGCAGTTCATTGACTCTCAATAGAGGAATAGTTTGTGTTGGATCAGCGAACGATACAACATACACATTCTCAACTTATGAAGATGTCACAACTACTATAAATGATGGCGTTGCATCATTTTCAGATGTTACTGTTTATCAAGGAACTCTTTTAAGGAAGTCATTTGTCGTAGATGGTTCTCTAGATCAAAGATTTTTACTTGCAAATTCTTATATTGATTCTTCAACAATCACTGTTTTTGTTGCAAAAGATGATGAGGCTGGATTGGGGTTTGAATATAAGTTAGTTGATAATATCTTAAACATTGATTCAACATCCAGAATATATCTCCTTCAAGAAGTTCAGGATGAAAAATATGAACTTCTTTTTGGTGACGGAATATTTGGCGAAAAATTAGAGAATGGATCATCAATTACAGTATTCTATATTATCAGTGATGGAGAAGATGGTAATGGTGCATCCCAATTCTCATTTGCTGGTTCTCTTAGAGATTCTGGAGGCACACTAGTAAGTCCAGGTAATGTAAACATAACGACCTCTCAGGCATCTCAAGGTGGTTCTGAGATTGAATCTATCAGTTCAATCAAGTACTATGCCCCCAAAAATTATTCTGCCCAGTCTAGGGCGGTTACTGCTAGGGATTATGAGGCAATTATCCAAAGGATATATCCAGATGCAGAGTCTATTTCTATTGTTGGTGGAGAAGAACTTAGTCCTCCAAAATATGGAACAGTAGTAATTAGCATAAAACCAAAAAATGGAACGTTTGTTTCAGATTTTGATAAGAGTAGAATATTATCACAGTTAAAACAGTACAGTGTTTCTGGAATCAACCAAGAAATAATAGATCTGAAAATACTTTATGTTGAAATTGATTCTTCAATTTACTACAATTACTCTCAAGTATCAACTGTAGATTCTTTGAAATCAAAGGTATTGAACTCTCTAACAAAGTACTCAGAATCTACAGATCTGAATAAGTTTGGCGGAAGATTGAAGTATAGTAAACTCCTTCAAGTAATTGATAAAACGGATACTTCCATAACATCAAATATAACAAAAATTAGAATTAGAAGAGATTTAAAGGCCAAAATAAATCAATTGGCACAGTATGAACTATGTTATGGAAACAAATTTCATGTAAATTCTAAAGGGTTTAATATTAAGTCAACGGGATTTAAAATTTCTGGTGAACAGAGCACTGTTTATTTGACAGATACACCTAACGCCGATGGTAAAACAGGCATTTTATCAATAGTAAAACCACTTGATGATGACAATGTAAGAGTAGTTGTAAAATCTGCAGGAACGGTAGATTATGTGAATGGGGAAATTATGATTGGTCCTATTTTAATTACATCAACTGACGTAAAAAATGATGTTATTGAAATACAAGCATTCCCAGACTCTAATGATGTTATCGGATTGAAAGATTTGTACTTAGATTTTAACATCTCAAAAAGCACAATAAATATGGTTAGAGATGTAATATCTTCAGGTGATGAAATATCGGGAACGGTATTTGCTAGAGATTTTTATACTTCAAGCTACTCAAACGGAAATCTAATAAGAAAGTAATATGATACAAACTGGATTTGAATCTAGGGTAAAGATTCAACAAGTTATTGATGCTCATCTTCCCGAATTTATTTCGGAAGAAAATCCAAAAGCATTAGAATTTTTTAAACAATATTACATTTCTCAAGAATATCAGGGAGGTCCTATTGACATCTCTGATAATTTAGATCAATATTTGAAACTTGACAACTTAACACCTGAAGTAGTTGTAGATAGCACATATATTACTAGTGGGATTAGCACCACTGATAGTACAATATATGTTAATAGTACTAAAGGATTCCCACAATCTTATGGTCTATTGAAAATTGATAATGAGATTATAACTTACACAGGATCAACAACAGATAGTTTTACTGGTTGTGTACGTGGATTCAGTGGAATTACAAGTTATCATCAAGATTTAGAGTATGAAGATTTAGTTTTCTCTTCATCTTCACAGGAAGAGCATGAATCTAATTCTCAAGTTCAAAACTTAAGTTCATTATTTTTAAAAGAATTTTATAAAAAACAAAAATCTACATTTTCACCTGGTCTTGAAGATGTAGATTTTGTATCTTCTTTGAATGCTGGAAATTTCATAAAAGAGTCAAAATCTTTATATCAATCAAAAGGAACCGAAGAATCTTTCAGAATTCTTTTTAATGTTCTGTTTGGCGAAACTCCAAAAGTTATTAATTTGGAGAATTATTTAATTAAACCATCTTTTGCAAATTACGTTAGAAGAGATGTTGTTATTGCAGATCTGATTTCAGGAAATCCAAGAAAATTAGTTGGACAAACGATTAAAAAATTAAATGATGATGATACTAGTGCTCCAGTATCTGAAGTAGAAGAATTTACTAGAAACAATAAAACACTTTATAAGTTATTCTTATTCGTTGGGTATGACGATGTTCCAACTATCCAAGGAAATTTTGTAGTAACACCATCAACCAAATCAATTAATAATGTTTCTGTTGGGGCATCTGTAATAACAGTAGATTCTACAGTTGGATTTCCAGAGAGTGGTACAATTATAAGCGGTTCTAATACCATAACTTATAATAGCAAGTCTTTAAATCAATTTTTTGGATGTTCTGGAATAACAAATACAATTACATTAGGAAGTGATGTAAGATCTGATGAAATTTATTATGGGTATGAAGATGGAGATTTGAGTAAAAAGGTAGAATTTAAATTAAATGGCGTTTTATCTGAATTTATTAAAATCAGCGACAAGTTAAATTTGCAACCAGGGGAAGAAATAAAAGTAAAAAGTCTTGGAAAAGTAGTCAAAAATCCAGAACAAAATAAAACTTATGAGCAAATTTTTGCAAATTCTTGGATTTACAACACAAGTTCAAAATATGAAATTTTAGATATCAATAATTTTGAATTATCTAGTAAAATTGATAGATCCAGTTTAAAAGTAGGAGACCTTGTTCAAGTCATTAGACAAAGTGATAAGATAGTCGTTGCCGATAATGCAACCGTTTCTTCTATTGTTGAAGCAGATAATAGAGTAATTTTAAGTAATTTGAGTTATATCTCTGGTCATCCAGATCTAAGTGGAAATACAAAATATGAGTTAAGAAGAAAGATCAATACTGCATATAGTAGTACTGTGCCATTTGAATTTGGAAATAGTTCCGTAACTTCAGATGTTCAAAATGTATATTTTGATGAGAATAATTATGCATATGTAGCGTCAAATTCTTTACCATCTGGTAGATCTGGGGTTACTACAGATTATTCTTATACAATCTCAAAAAATATTAAGCAATCGCAATTTTCAAACACTGTTGGATTCGTTACCGATATAGATTCTGATGGAAACTATTCGGTAATAGTTTTTGATGCAGATGTTGAATTTAGAACTGGAGATAGAATTTTCTATGAAGCGGAACAAACTTCTCTTACTGGACTAGAAAGTGGTAAAGATTACTACGTAGAAGTTTTATCTGATCCAAAAAGAATTAAACTTTATTTTTCAAATTCTGCTATAGAAAGTGGATCCAATCTTAAAGTATCAGCACCATCAGATAGTGGTCTCCACAAATTTAGACTTTATTCTCAAAGATCAGAAAAAATAGGATCTCAAAAATTACTTAAAAAGTTTTCTTTAGAAAATAATATCAAGTCTGGAAAAGGTGAAAAAACAAATCCAGGATCAACTGGTATGTTGATTAATGGTGTTGAAATTCATAATTACAAGTCTAAAGATAGAATC